CCTTGGCCAATCGATTACGACTGGCATTCAAAGACCTAAACCCAGATACAATCTGCGGTAAATTTCCACAGGCAGAGTTGCCTCTTAAACGTCGGTTGCGATGTGTTGCCGAGTATTTAATCAGGTCTGGGGAATTTGATAAAGTACGAGACGAGCAAGGAAAACTCTGCAAGAAACGCGGCGTGCTTGGCAAGTTGGTTGTCTTGTACCAGCCAACTCCAAAACTGTTAGAATCTCTGCATCGTCAAGGGTTACTAAAAAGTGGATCGCCGTGAGAAATTAATTGCGTCAGTCATTGGTCCTGAACTGGATGAGACCAAGGCAAAAATGCTTGATACCACTGTCAAGCTAATCCTTGGGGACATGGGCGCACAGTACGTTAAGTTTTGGGACGCAGAAGGTCCTGGCGTCTTGGTATTTCAGCCTGACAATAAAGAGCGCTCTATATTCTTTTGGACGTTAAAAGAAATTCACGCAGCAGAAGAAGATTGCGAACATAACAATAACGGTGATCTTGCCGAGACATTACGTCGCATTCTTGCCGCTGCACAAAAAATTGATCCGATGGAAAAAGCAGGGTATATCATCAATGACGACAAGGGTCTTCGCTATTTAGAAATAGCGTATAACGACATTGTTAACAATGACTGAGAAAGGTATTCGCGGCGTATCCGCCAGGGTTGAAGGCGCAGAACTCATCACCAACGCAGACTTGGTGCATGCTGCCAACGAACTTCTAGGCGGCATTGACTTGGATGTAGCGAGCTCCAAGGTTGCTAATGAGTACGTACAAGCGACTGAGTACTACACGCCTGTGGATGATGGGTTAAATAACCAACAATGGTACGGAAGCTGCTATTTGTTTCCACCAGCGGGATCATACTTCTGGGACCAAAAGAACCAACGGTGGAAGATGACACGCGCTTCGTCGCTGACGTTGACTTCTTCGCATGCCGTATGGTTCCGTCGAATGTACCATGCATGGCTAGCGGACGAAATTGAGCAAGGGCTTTACTTCAGCAACTGCCCTGACATGATTCGATACGAGCCAAAGATCTTTAAATTCCCTATGTGCGTTCTACGTACTGTCCCTTACCTGCTCCGTAATCTTGATGGGAATGTAGAGAAAAAACAAACGTGCACGTCTTTCTTGGTTTACCTGCCTCCCAAAGATCGCTCAGGAGATGCAGTAGAACACTTCTGTAAAATCTACGGCGAACGTGGCCATCTCCTTGTAGACTGAACAAGCTATCGAGGTTTTATGAGCGTCCTGGCCGATTGGGAAATCAAAGAGCGTGCCGAGAAAGAACAAATGATCGAACCCTTTGTTGATCGTCTGATCAGCAAAGAAGATGGTCGGCGTTTGTTAAGTTATGGACTTAGCTCTTACGGATATGACATTCGTTTGTCCCCTAGCCAGTGCTTGATCTTTGGTAAGATTCAAACCGGTGATTGCGACCCAAAGGCCTTTGACGAAAGTATTTTAAAGCCTGCGGAACTTCTAGAAGATGAACGCGGCAAATACTTTCTTCTTCCTCCGTATGGGTATTGTTTAGGCGTTGCACAAGAACGTTTGAAGTTGCCTCGTGATGTCACTGTTGTTGCAGTTGGTAAATCGACGTACGCACGCTCAGGAATTCTAGTTAACATCACGCCCGCTGAAAGTGGGTGGGAAGGTTACCTGACGCTTGAAATCAGTAATTGCACTGGTCTATTCAATCGTGTCTATGCAAACGAAGGTATCACTCAACTGCTTTTCTACCGTGGGAATCCTTGTGAAGTCAGCTACCAAGATCGGAAAGGTAAGTACCAAGATCAACCAAATACCGTAGTTTTTCCACAGGTCTAACTACGTCCAAACGATTGTTTGGGTTTGTCTGCATACGCGGTAGACCCTGCACGCCCACCACTGTCACCAGCATTGGCACTGGTGGGTTCGTTAATCAGTTGGTTCTTTTGATATTTGCCAGCAGCTCGTGCACTTTTCATGAAGCGGTCAACGCGTGCCACTGCTCCTTTTGACGCGGAACCAACGACGCCTCGTTCTTGCGGTCGCACGTACCGCAGGTCTACGTTATAAGCTCTTCCTGGGTTCAGATCCGTTGGTACCCCAGCAGAAGTGCCGGAGTCCTTGGCTGCGTCGTAAGTCTCGGATCTAAACTTGCTCATACTATCATTATAGAAAGGATATATCGCTAAGAAAACAATGCGGCCCTCAATGTTTTTGCAAGAGTTTGCAGCAAATAATGATCAAGTAAAGTGCCGTTGTATTGGCTTCGAGGATTTTGGTGCACCTCTCGATACCGCAGCTAACGACGTACCTCTTCAAGATATGTATAACACGGGTTTAGTTGCTCCCATGGATGGCATGCAACGCAACCCACTTAATATTGAAGGTCAAGGTTTGTATGGTCAACGTCCAGGCTTGACGGGTTACATTCCTTCCATGGAAGAAGGTATGGAATTATATGGAGCAAACCCCAAACCCCCTGGTATCCAAGGTGATATCGAAGGTGATCCAGATGAGATGGAACTTCTGCTTTCCGCCAAACGCAAAGGCTTAATGCGTTAAAACTGCTAGGCTGTCTCAGTCGGCATTCTTACAATGGACATGTTTTCCCCTGTTGACGAAACCAATGGGTGCGTAGATGGCGTTTGTCCAGTTCCCTGGGTTACAATTAAACCGCTTGAAACAACTCCCACAATCAAAGAGGATGTTGTAAATCATCCTTCTCATTACACCGATGGCGGCGGGGTTGAATGCATTGAAGCAATCGAGTCAGCCCTAACCAACGAAGAGTATCGCGGATACCTAAAAGGGAATATCCAGAAGTACGTGTGGCGTGAGCGTTATAAAGGCGAAACAGAATCACTAAAAAAAGCACAATGGTACCTGGATCGTCTTATTCAATTAGACGAGAGTCAAAAAGGATGAGCGTAGTGTAGATCGTCGTCATCGTCTGACTCGTCCTGCATACAAGCCAGGGCGAGTTCACTGAGTTCCAACTCACTAGGCAGATCCCACTCAATATCAATTCCTTCAGAACACATGATTTCTTTGACGGCTGCCCATTCCATCATCCGTTGGAAATACAGATTTAACAGTGCCGCCTGCAGTTCTTCCCAACACATCTCCTCTGTTTGCAGCTCAGCTTTACGCATGGCAAACTGAAGTTCTAAAGGTAATTCAAACTCTTTACGTGTGGATTCGTTCTCCATGGAAAGCCTGAGTACTGCATTTATTCTAGGACGCTAGTCACTTGAAAAGGCAGAGGCGTCGTCAAGCTTAAAACGGTTAGCAAATTCTGCAAGCGCATAGGGATTGATTGTCGCTTCCAAGGTTCGGATTGCTTCCGTCTCATGGGGCTTTGCACCATAGCTTCTGAACGCACGCAGCAGTACGTCCGTAGCAACCCAAGGCTTGGCTTCAACGTCGGCAAGGAATAGGTTGATCTCTTCCCTGCGTCGTTCCAGGAGACCACCGATTACTTGGTGATCTGCATCAAAGACCCAACGTGCAATTTCTTCCGTTACGCCAACGTAGTCATCGACCTCAAGGCAGTCAATGATGGAACTGTAAAGGAAACTTTCCCAACCAACCGAATGACAGAATGAAAGTAATGCTTGGTGCATGCACTCGTCCAAGCCTAGGTTCAACTTCAGAAGTTCTGTGTTTAGAACGGTGAGTTCATCGACAAGATACTCCAAGGCTTTGCGTTGTGTGCAGCACTGGGTTTTCTTTACAACACTGCCGTCAGGATAATACTGTGTACCAAATCCAATTGTGTAAGGCTCTGCACCTGTTTGAGGATCTGGATAAGCAAGTTCATTGAAACCTTCGTAACGACAGATTAAATCAATCGCTTGCCTGTAATTATCCATAGGGGTAACAAGTGTTACCCCCAAGTATACATAATTTTTACTTGCCTTGGCCGCGAGACAATTTACGTCCGTGGCTAGGACGTGAATGTTTGCCATCGCCTTGACAAGTCTTCTTAGGCTTGGACTCAATCAAGATCGTGGTGGACTTGGGCTTTGCCATACTGGTGAAAAATTAACCCACTTAGCTTAGCGGAAAATCACCACTTAGCTTTATCTACCATTTAACGCGATGACTCCAGTATCTTGCCGACATCTTGTCAGGGTTGGAATCCTGGGCGTTATGCCTGGCGTAATACGATTTCTTACGTGCTTTATCCTTTTCTGTTTTAGGATTCTTGCCAGCGCCTTCTACGCCCTGCTGACCAAACCGAATGATTTTTTCTTCGCCTCCTTCGCATGCTTTGACAACGTGTGACTTAGTTGCATGGCCAGGAGTTTTTCTCGGCTTATTGCACTCCATAGAATCCTTGTGGATCTTGGCGGCACTAGCGGCTTTCTTATGTTTGCTCATGATTAATACTTTGGTGTTAAGCCTTTAAAGGCACTGGTAAAACTACCAAGAAAACCTTGGCCTGATTTTGATTTTGCTGTTGTAGTGTCTTCATCGTCATCGTCGTTATAAAGACTGAAGTACGATTTATTTTCCGTAGAAGAGCTTGTTTTGCTGCTTGTTTCTTTAGCCTTGTCTTCGTCTGCAAACAAACTTTCAACAGAGCCAAGGGCTTCAAATGGATCGCTGCTGCTTAATCTACTAAATATACCACCCTCTTTAAATCCTTTACCAGCCTGTGTTAATAATTCCATATCTTCTCGATTTACATCAGGCATAAATTCTTTGTAAAAATCATCTTCTGTTCCAGCAAACCCTGCGTTCTTAAACACGTTATAGAGTTCAGTTTCATTCGGGTTGGCACGCGCCGCAGTGTCCTCTGGGCGCTCAATATAGTCTACGCCAAGCTTCTCTTGCGTTACTTTTTCTTTCTTTTCGTTCAAGTACTTAATTGCTTCACGTATCTTAGTTGCTTCTCCTGTTTGAAACGCTTCTTCAATATAAGTTTTTACTTCTTCAATACCCATTTCTTTACCCGAAAGTCCCATTGACTCAAGTATTTTTTCCCATTCGGGTTTATTCTTGACAGGGTCAATGCCTTCTAGCATTTTGTCCGCATATTCCTTAGGCGTCACAAAATTTAAAAAAGATACATTGTCTAAATTTACCTTTTCATTTGCAATAGCTGGAAGAATGCTGTTATCAATAAATGACTGTGCACTGTTTAATGATAGCTTGTCACGTGCTGGATCAAATCCTTGGTGAATCCCATACACTTGATAGTGTAGTTTTGCAAACTGTGCTTTATCGTTTACGTTGTAACCGTACAAATAAGCTAATTGATTCCAAGTAGACGGTGGGTTCGTCCCTGGTACAACTTGCTCACCGTTTTTCTTTGCTGTTTCCCAATCTTCGTTCACTCTTGTTGTCTGTAGACTGTGTTGATCAGTGCTTACATCGCCTCCGGAAGGATTAAAATAAAACTCTGAATCAAATCCGGAAGTTCCTGACGACTTAATTGTATCTAGCCACTGCTTTGCACGTAAGTCTGCCATGCTTTTTAAAGAGTTCAATGCGCTTTGCGTTTGAAAAATGTTTTCTTCTCCTTGTGTTACATCCATATAACTCATAAACTCTGACATGGAACGAGACGTATTAAAACGTGGATTCAAATAGCGTTTAATATAATCTTCTGCAAATTCTTTATCTACTACATATTGCTTAGAGGCATCTTGCCAATCCGAAAAAGAAGCACCTTCTGCATAACGTTTTGTTAGTGTTTCATCAAACCATTTTTGCCAGTTATATACTGAGTTCGATCTTGAAGGAATGCCAGTAATCGCAGAAAACTGTTTTTCCAAACTGTCTTCTGCTTTTTCTTGATCTTGTCCACCTAAAGAAAGAATGCCTCCTACTCCTGAGTCTCCTAACAACGAATTAGCTAGCTCTTCATTCATGTTAAAAATCTCACTAAAACCTGACATCCCACTATAAAAATCATACTCTTGTTCTTTGGCGCGTTGTTTTTTATACTCTTTTAATGTTTCATTGAATGTATCAACTGTTAATGATCTAAATTTATCAGCAGCCTCTTGTTCTTTTGGTCCAAGAACACTAGCTAATTTGCCTTCAAGTATTGTTTCTCCTCGCGACATTTTTGCTTGTGTGCGAAGGCTTTCTGGTATTTGTGTAATAGTTGGAATTGTTAAGTAACCACTTGCCCTATCTGCCGCATCTTCTGGAGACAAAGAAGAAATCCATTGTTTTAAAAACTCAGGGTTTTGTGCGGCTTCCCACTCCTTTAAATTGTTGTAAGAACCAAGTCCCATTACTTGGTCACGATACATTTGGTATTGTGCATCGGTCATTGGGACTTCTTCAAAATCCTCAGCCTGCTCTGCTTTGGTAACGGCGTTACCCCTTTCAGTTTTGCCGTTTACAACTGCGTAGTTATATTGCAAGAAAGAATCCTGATCGTATTTCCCAACCAATGAAACATCTTCGTATAATTGCCCACCGATATTAATAGTTCCACTGATAGCTTCATTCCATTTGTTAAACGCTTCTTGTCCTTGGCCAGTTGTCATGTAGTAAGTAGGGTCAAAAGCGCCCATTGGTGGTTGATACGCTTTATTGCTTGTAGGATCCCATTTGGAAACCTTCCCGTAATACGTATTGACGAGATTTTGTACTACTCCTGTATTGCTTAAAATCTCTGCTTCTTTAGATCCCAGGTTATTTAACGAATTAGCAATTTGCTTAAAGTTAGTACCATCACTGTTGTTGTACTGATTAGCAAAGTTTTGAAATTTACTATGTGCTTTTGCGCCTATCGTATCTGTGTTGACAACAATAGTTCCATTCGGCTGTACTAAAAACTGCTCTCCTCCAGGGAGAAGGCGCTCCTCGTTTTTTCCGTATGTATCCCAGTGGGTATAACCCCACTCTTCAGGTGTTTGGGAGGGTTCATCCCTTGGTACAACCCTGTCTTTGTAAGTATTTGCGTGCTGTCTACCCCATTCTTCTTTTGTTTGTGCGTATGTCCTAGGTAAACTCCTTCCTTCTTTTTGGCCATTACTTGTCCAGTGTGAAGCGCCCCACTGTTCTTTTGTCTGTGCGTATGTTCTTGGTAGATTTCGTTCTTCTCGTTGACCATTCTCTGCCCAATGTTTTGCTCCCCACTGCGCTGTTGTTAAATTTTTTGGTTTAGCGCTAACTAAATCAGGGTATGAATTAACATATCCAACCCAATCAGGTGCTCCAGAGTTTACATAAGCTGCCTTAAGATCACTATTGTTGTCAACGTATGCTGTCCAATCCGGCGTACCTGAATTTGCGTAAGCACTAGCTAAATCAGAATAGCTGTCTACGTACGCTTCGTAATTTAAGGCTCCACTATTATTGTATGCTTTCTCTAAATCACCATAAGTGAATACGTAATCTTCAAAAACGCCCATTAGCATTCACCAAAAATAAAAACAGATTGTTGCAGGATCCAGGCTTCAATCCTAGCAAGAGATGAGGAAGAGAAAAAGGATTGTTTTTCGTACCACTTTTTCATATCCTCTGATCCTTTATTTGCGTTACAACGCCTGCAACAAGGAATCAAATTATGTCGATTAGAAGAACCCGATTTAAACCTTGGAATAATATGATCAAGGCTTGACGCCGAGTCACCACAGTATCCGCATTTGTAGTCCCAGGCTTCATATATACTCTGTCTAAAACGTTTTTTGGCAAGCTTTGGAGTTAATTCAACTAGCAGGGCGAGGGGCTCGTGCTCGTTGCAAAACATGCTGTCAATGGCCGTTAACTTATTCTAAACTCACCTCATGGTTGCGAGCGATTGCCATACTGATCAATCATTGTAAAATTTTGTACCTCAATCCGATCTGTTGCAAAGTTAAACAAGCGTTGCAACATCGGATACACAGATAATGATTGGCAGTTGTAAGGAGGCACATCCATCCTTGACAGTGATTCCCTGGCAAGCTTATCCTTTTTAATGGCGTCTATTTCGTTATCTGTCTTTGCAACTAGCTGTCTTTCCCATTCAGCCATGCTTTCTATGTCTGTTGGAAAATCAGATGGCTCAGGAGGAAATACTCGATCTGCAAACTTAAGTGAATAAATGTGCTTACAATAACGCAGCTCGTCTAAAACAGGTGACCATCTGTCTTCAAGGGTTGTCAACGTAATCTGTGGAATGGAACTGCTATCAAGTGTCTCCGTAACAGATGTGTAATCTGCAAAAGTTGACATACCATCTGCCGATGATCCTTGCGTGCCAAGGTTGTTGGGATTGCGTGTGTAGGTGCCTCCAAAGTCTGCATAAAGTCCTGGACTGTCCCTCGTCGCATCACGACTGATAACACGATCTGTTGTGACTTGGTTCGTCAAATCAAACGAAGGAGGTGCTGTAATCTCTAGTGTGAGATTGATGGAGGGGTCTACTTGCGCAGGAGTTCTCAAGATACCGTCACGTTTAGTAAGTTCAAAACGGCCTGGTTTAACGGTGGCAATATTAGTGCGTGGGAATAACTTCCTTGGATTCTCCGAGGATACATAGAAGTAGTCTCGCCGTGTATAGTCTTGGCATGTGCAGCTATATCGTGCACCAGAGTTTAAGTAACGTCCTGGAGTAAATCCAATGGGTGAAGGAGTTACAAAGTTTTCATCTGGTGTTGCTTGTACAGAACCCGACTT